CGCTCGGCCGGGATTTCGGGGGCCGGGGTGTTTCGCGACGCGGCCAGCGACGAACGCGCGCGCCAGATCTTCTTTGACGGGCAGACCCCGGATTTTCAGATCGTAATCCCGGACTTCGGCATCATCGAAGGGCCGTTCCAGGTGACGGCGATCGAATACGCCGGGGCGCATGACGGTGAGGCGACCTACGAGGTCTCCATGGCCTCGGCCGGCGCGCTCAACTTCACGGCGATCTGATGGCCAACCCTTATGCAGGAGAGGTCGCGCTGATGATCGACGATCAGCGCCATGTGATGCGCCTGACCCTCGGCGCGCTGGCGGAACTCGAAGGTGCCTTGCAGGCCGGAACGCTGGTCGATCTGGTGCAACGCTTTGAAACGGCGACGTTTTCGACGCGTGACGTGCTGGCGCTGATCGTCGCGGGCCTGCGCGGCGGCGGTTGGCAGGGCGCGGCGGGGGACCTCATGTCGGCGCGGATCGAGGGCGGGGCCATCGGGGCCGCGCGCGCCGCCGCCGAACTGCTGGCGCGCGCCTTTGCCCTGCCGGGAGAGGCATCGTGACCTTTGATTGGCCGGGTCTGATGCGCGCCGGATTGATCGGTCTGCGCCTGAAACCGGCCGAGTTCTGGGCGCTGACCCCGGCGGAACTGCGCCTGATGCTGGGCGAGGGCGCGCTACCCACCTTGGGCCGTGCGCGGCTGGACGAGATGCTGGCGCGCTACCCGGATGGCGGCGGCGCGGTCATGACGAACCCGAATGGAGAGTGAGATGATCGAGGAATTTGAAGGGCTTGGCGATCTGCAAGGGCAGGTGGACGCGCTGGAGGTCTCGCTTGGCGGGGCCAGCAGCATGGCCGCCGGGTTCGACAGTGAATTGCGCCGAATGCGCGCGGCGCTCTCCGAGACCGGCAAGGATGTGCAGACGCTGGAGCGTGGCTTGTCCCAAGGGTTGCGACGGGCGCTCGATTCCGTGGTGCTGGACGGGGCAAAGCTATCCGACGCGCTTGGCACCATCGCGAATTCCGTCGTGAATTCAGCCTATTCGGCCGCCGCAAAGCCTGTGACGGACCACTTTGGCGGCGCGATCTCCCAAGGCGTCGGAAGCCTCGTCGCCGGGATGTTGCCCTTTGCGCAGGGTGGCGCGTTTTCCCAGGGGCGCGTGATGCCCTTTGCCGACGGCGGCGTTGTGCGGGGGGCGACGACCTTTCCGATGCGCGGCGGCACCGGCTTGATGGGTGAGGCGGGGCCGGAGGCGATCATGCCGCTTGCGCGCGGTCCCGACGGCAAGCTCGGCGTGCGCGCCGACGCCGGGCGCGCGGTCAGCGTGGTGATGAACATCCAGACCCCCGACGCCGAGAGTTTCCGCAAATCCCAAAGCCAGATCGCCGCCCAGATGGCGCGCGCGATGACACGCGGCCAACGCAACAGGTGAGGTAATCCCATGAGTTTCCACGATATTCGTTTCCCCGCCGCGCTGTCCTTCGGATCCACCGGCGGCCCCGAGAGGCGCACCGAAATCGTCACCCTCGCCAATGGTTATGAGGAGCGCAATGCCCCGTGGTCCCAATCCCGCCGCCGCTATGATGCGGGGGTTTCGATGCGCTCTCTCGACGATATTGCGGCACTTCTGGCGTTCTTCGAGGCGCGGCAGGGGCAGCTCTACGGGTTTCGCTGGAAGGATTGGTCGGATTACAAATCTTGTCTGCCGAGGGAGGAGATTTCCTATACCGATCAACTGCTTGCCCGAGGTGACGGGGTGACGACGACGTTCCAACTGGCCAAGACTTACCGTTCGGGCCTTGAACACGCCCGCCGTGTGATCACGCGGCCAGTTGCGGGCACCGTGCGGATCGGCGTCAACGGGACGGAGTTGCGCGAGGGCGTGCATTTCACCCTCGACACCACAACCGGATCAATCGTTCTGGCAGAGGTCCCGACGCCCGAGGCCGAAGTCACCGCAGGGTTCGAATTCGACGTGCCGGTGCGCTTTGACACGGACCGGATCGCGACCTCCGTCGCCTCGTTCCAGGCGGGCGAGATGCCGAGCGTCCCGGTGGTGGAGCTTCGGTTCTGATGGCGTTCAACGGCGCATTGGCGGCGCATCTCGCCACGGGGACCACCACGACCTGCCACGCCTGGGCGATCACGCGGGGCGATGGCACGGTGCTGGGGTTCACCGATCACGACCGGGATCTGACGTTCGACGGCGTGACCTTTCGCGCCGGCACCGGGCTGTCCGCGATGGCCTTGCAGCAGGGCACCGGGCTGGCGGTCGACAACTCTGAGGCGATTGGCGCGCTCAGCGATGCGGCGATCCACGAGGCCGACATCGACGCGGGCCGTTATGACGGGTCCGCCGTGTCGGCCTGGGTGGTGAACTGGGCGGAGGTCGCGGCGCGGCAGGTGATCTTTCGCGGCACCATCGGGGAAATCCGGCGTGCGGGCGGGGCCTTTAGCGCGGAATTACGCGGGCTGGCCGAGGCGCTGAATCAGCCGATGGGCCGGGTCTACCAACCGGGCTGCGGCGCGGTGCTGGGCGATGCGGCCTGCGGCGTCGATCTGGGCGCAGCGGGCTATCACGTCGAGACCACGGTGGAGGGTTTGGGCGATACGCTGCGCTTGCCCCCTCTGGCGGACTTTGAACCCGGTTGGTTCACGCGCGGCAGACTGATTGTTCTGGATGGTGAGGCCGAAGGGCTGGTGGGTGAGGTCAAGCGCGACCAGACCACCGAGACGACGCGCGAGATCACCCTCTGGCAGAGCCTGCGCGCACCCCTCGCCATCGGCGACCGGCTGCGCCTTGTCGCGGGTTGTGACAAGCGGATGGAGACATGCCGCTTTAAATTCAACAACCTGCTGAACTTCCAAGGGTTTCCCGACATTCCGGGAGAAGATTGGATGACCGCCTATCCCGCCACCAGCGGCCAGACCACGGGGGGCAGCCGGCGATGAATCTTTATGTTCAGGCGGCGCGCGGCTGGATCGGCACGCCCTATCTGCACCAGGCCTCGCATCGCGGTGTCGGCACCGATTGCCTCGGCCTGCTGCGCGGCATCTGGCGCGAGGTTCTGGGGGGGGAGCCTGAGGCGATCCCGCCCTATTCCCGCGACTGGTCCGAACCCTCGGGCGAGGAACGGCTGTGGCACGCGGCGCGGCGTCACCTTTGCCCCAGTCGGGTCGAGGCGGCGGGCGATGTGGTGCTGTTCCGCATGCGCGCCGGGGCGGTCGCGAAACATCTGGGCGTGCAGGCGCAGACGGGCGCGCAGGCCAGTTTCATTCATGCTTACAGCGGGCACGGCGTTGTCGAAAGCCCGCTCTCCACCCCTTGGCGACGCCGCATCGTGGCGCGTTTCACATTTCCGGAGGTTTGATCCATGGCGACGCTACTTCTTTCGGCGGCGGGGGCCGCGTTCGGCGGATATATGGGCGGTACGGTGCTGGGCCTGTCGTCCGTGGTGGCGGGGCGCTTTGTGGGGGCGCTGGCCGGGCGCGCCATCGACCAGCGGCTGCTGGGACAGGGGGCCGAGCCGGTCGAAACGGGCCGGGTCGAGCGTCTGCGCCTGATGGGCGCGGGCGAGGGCGATCCGCTGGCCCGCGTGCATGGCCGTGTGCGCATCGCCGGGCAAGTGATCTGGGCCACCCGGTTCGAAGAGGTCGTGACCCAGACCGGCGGCGGCGGCAAGGGCGCGCCGCAGCCCGTGGTGCGGCGTTATTCCTACCGCGTCTCGCTGGCGATCGCGCTTTGCGAGGGCGAGATTTCGGGCATCGGGCGCATCTGGGCCGACGGGGCAGAGATCGCCACCGCCGATCTGTCGATGCAAGTCTACACCGGGTCCGACGACCAGCTTCCCGATCCCAAGATGGAGGCGGTCGAGGGCGCGGGCGCGGTCCCCGCCTATCGCGGTACGGCCTATGTGGTGATCGAGGATCTGGCGCTGGAGCCTTGGGGCAACCGGGTACCGCAGTTCTCCTTCGAGGTCATTCGCCCGGCCCCGGTTGAGGTCGCCCCCGACGATCCGGCGCGCGCGATTCGCGC